ATATGAGAGCAACAGGTAATCCAGGAAACGTAGGTTCACAGTGGGTTAGAGAAATGTTTGTTGATCCAGCAGAACCAAATAGTGCGTTTGATGTAGGGATAGATACGCCTAATGGTAAAAAATATATTAGTCGTAGATTCATCCCTGCAAAGTTACAAGACAATCCCTATCTAATGCAGACTGATGATTATTACATCATGCTTGCATCTTTACCAGAAGCACAACGAAAACAATTTTTAGATGGAGATTGGGATGCATATGAAGATTCAGCTTTTCCAGAATTTAGTAAAACGACACACGTGGTCGAACCTTTTGAAATGCCTAGGAGTTGGTATAAATTCCGTGCTGCTGATTGGGGTTATTCTTCTCCTGCTTGTGTGCTTTGGTTTGCTGTGGATTATGATAACAATCTCTGGATCTATAGAGAATTGTATACCAAAAAAGTTACAGCGGATCAGTTCGCTAGACAAGTACTTACTTTAGAACAAGGTGAATATATACACTATGGTGTATTAGATGTTAGTACATGGGCTAAGAGAGGTGATGTTGGTCCTAGTATTGCAGAGACTATGATACAAAATGGTTGTAGATGGAGACCATCAGATAGATCACCTAAGAGTAGAATAAATGGTAAATTAGAAATTCATAAAAGATTAACTATTAAAGATAAAAATCCAGGTATTAGAATTTTTAAAAATTGTAGAAATTTAATTAGAACTTTAGGAACATTACCTACTGATGATAAAAATCCTGAAGATGTAGATACAAATGCAGAAGATCATGCATACGATGCATTGAGATATGGATGTATGAGTAGACCTACACACCCTGGATATGCAAGAAGATTTAATCCTGTACAAAGCTCTAATCAGTTTCATGTTGCAGATAATAAATTTGGATATTAATGCCACTAAATCAAAAAGGTAAAAAAATTAAAAAAGACATGGAAAAAAGATATGGTAAGAAAAAAGGCCAGTCTATTTTTTATGCTATGGAAAATTCTGGAAAATTAAAAGGTGTCAAAAAAAAGAAAACTACCAGAAGTAAATAAGAAAAATTTTCCCTATCCACTAGTTAGGATTTATTGGGAAGACATCATTGGTGAGACTAATTGGTCTGATATAGTTGATATTAAAAAATCTAAAACAGCAATATGTTGTAGTGTTGGATGGTTGGTAAATGAAAATCCAAACACAACAGTTGTAATGGCAGATTTTAGTTTTGAAGATAATGGTGATATAAAACAAGGTGGTAACTATACAACCATACCAACCAAGAATGTTTTAACAATAAAGAAAATTAAAATATAGGAGATAATATGGAAACTAAATTTGATCCAAAAGCAAAAGTTAAGCAAGGTCAATTCAGTGATGCACCTGATGGCAAACAGCCAAACAGGGAACATACTAATATTGACTTCTCTCAACATGCCCCTAAAAAGTATCAAGAGTTTGAATACGATCCAGATGTTCCAAGCAAACCTGGAGCAGAGCATGTTCAAGAGTCATTGTTTAATATGGCTGACGAAAAAGACTATTAATGAGTCTTGGACCTAAGAGTAATTTTATACCTGTAGTTTATGCAGGTACTAAAAAGAAAAAAAAGAAAAAGAAAAAAACTAACAGGAGAAAACCCAAATGATGAAAAGATACATGCATGGAGAATTAGCACCTGATACACCAAAAGCTCCAAATGAGCCAATGGCAATCGATCCAAATGCTAAAGTAATGCAAGGTGCAATGTCTGGAGATGGTAATGATAAGAAAGGTAAATCTAAATCAAAAGTAGATCCAGCAATCTTTAGAATGGCAGAAGAAAGAGATTACTAATTTAAATGTACGAAGACGGTAAAAATAACAATACTGACAAAGTCAGTGAGTCATCTCCTATTGTAGGTCATATAAGACAAAAGTTTCAACAATCAGAAACATCAAAAATTTTTGATGAAAAAAGATGGTTAAAGTCTTATAGAAACTACAGAGGATTGTATGGACCTGAAATGGCTTTTCGTGAAAACGAAAAATCAAGAGTATTTGTTAAAGTTACTAAAACAAAAGTTCTAGCAGCTTTTGGTCAGATTATAGAAGTTTTATTTTCTCAAGGTAAGTTTCCTATAGGAATAGAACCAACACCTGTTCCTGAAGATACACCACAATACGCACACTTAAAACCAAAACCACCACAACCACCTCAAGATCCATATGGATTTAATGGTGATGCAAGAGAAATACCTCCTGGTGCGACAGCTGATATGCTAATGGAAAATTTAGCACAGGAGTATAAGAATTTAGGTTTTGATGATGGGCCAGCTCCAGATTTAAAAACTATGCCGCAAATAGAACCAGCAATGTTAGCGGCAGAAAAAATGCAAAAATTAGTTCATGATCAGTTAGAAGAAACACAAGCTATCACAACTTTAAGACATGTATTTTTTGAAATGTGTTTACTTGGAACTGGAATATTAAAAGGTCCATTTACATCTGAAAAAAGATATCACTCTTTTTCAAAAGAAGATGATATGCAAGTATATATGCAAAAGGTTAAAACAGTTCCTAAATTAGAAGCTGTTTCTTGTTGGAATTTTTATCCTGATCCTAATGCAACTAGTTTAGAAGATTGTGATTATGTAATTCAAAGACACTCACTAAATAGACAACAATTTTCTGATCTTAGATATATGCCAATGTTTAGTACAGAAATGATTGATGAGTGTTTAAAAGATGGTCCAAACTATCAAGTTAGAGGATATGAATCATCTTTATATGATAGAGAAACTGTAGAGCAAATATATAAAAATAGATTTGAAGTTTTAGAATATTGGGGAGTTGTAAATAAAGATTTAGCTAATGAGTGTGGTATTGAAACTGATAGTGAGATAGTAAATGTAAATGCATGGATATGTGGTAATAAAGTTTTACGAATGGTTGAAAATCCATTTACACCAACAAGAATACCTTTTACTGTTTGTCCATATGAATTAAATCCATATCAATTTTTTGGAATTGGTGTAGCAGAAAATATGGAAGACTCACAACAAATTATGAATGGTCATGCAAGAATGGCTATTGATAATTTAGCTTTATCAGGTAATTTAGTATTTGATGTTGATGAAACACAATTAGTTCCAGGACAAGATATGAAAATATTTCCTGGTAAAATATTTAGAAGACAAAGTGGTCAACCAGGAACTGCAATTAATTCATTAAAGTTTCCTAATAGTACACAAGAAAACATGATGATGTTTGATAGATTTAGACAGTTAGCTGATGAAGCTACTGGAATACCATCATACTCACATGGTCAAACAGGTGTAACTGGTATGACAAGAACTGCAGCAGGTATGTCAATGTTGATGGGAGCTGCAGCTTTAAGTATTAAAACAGTAATAAAAAACATTGATGATTATTTATTAAAGCCCCTAGGTGAAAATTTCTTTTTATGGAATATGCAATTTAGTGATGATGTTCCAGAAATAAAAGGTGACTTAGCTATTAAAGCTAGAGGTACATCATCTTTAATGCAAAAAGAAGTTAGATCACAAAGATTAACAACATTTATGCAAACATGTGCTAATCCATCACTTGCACCGTTTGTTAAATGGCATACAATACTAAAAGAAGTTGCTAAAACTTTAGACATTGATCCTGAACAAGTAATTAATGATCCAGAGAAAGCAGCTATATACGCACACATAATGGGAGCTGCAAATGGGACTCAAAACAATACAGCCCCTGTTGGAGAACAAGGTGCTATGGCAGCGATGGGAGGAGTACCTCCAGGAGCTTCGCCAACAGATCCAACAGGAAATGGAGGTGGCAACATCGGAACAGGCAATATTCCGATGCCAGGGGAAGCTGGCTTTGCTGCGCCAACTACTACACCTAGAACAGGCAAACAAGAACAGTAAAAGTAATTAACATGGCAAGAACTGCTACTCAGTTAGTTATGACTTATGATGATCAAGGTAATGCATCTTTTAAATCAGAAGTTGTAACAAATAATAGAAATGTAGGATCACCAAAAGTATTTACAATTGGTGAAGCTATTAATAGATTTCAATTTGATACATCTCCTGCAACACAAGATGATGTTCTTCCTGATCCATTAACAGAACAATTAAATGTAATAAGAAAATTTATAACAGGAGAAAGTTCTGATGATGGTGATCAAGATAGCAGAGTTACCCCAAAAGAATTTCCACAATTTAATATAAGAGATTCAGTTACAAAAGATATAACAAATGCTCTAGGAGAATCTGCAGGTAAAAAATTTGAAAAATATTCTACTATGGCAGACATTACAGGTGGGCTAAAAGATATTAATAAAACATCTAGAACAGTTGGTATGTTAGGTGTTTCAACACCAACTCTTGATCCTATAACTAGTTTATTAGTAACAGGATTAAATAAATATTCTGAAATACAAAGAGAAAATCTTATTAAAGAATATCATGATTCTGATTACTATACAGATAAAATGAATAGAATGCAAACAGAATATGAAACATATGGTGACTACGATGCATTTACAGATTATTCTGCAGGTCCAACTTATACAAGAGAAGATTTAAGACCTGGAACAGTATTTGATGCAGAAGATGAAGGTGGTGGTGAGGTTCCAGATATAAGCACACAAACAAGATCTGCTTTTGATTATGAATCTCAAGCATATGATACTAGTGGTGAT